CTTTATTTTGTGAGTTTAAGTCTGTTTCATAACTTAACCAAGTCAAGCACTCTAACAATCCTAAATTCGTTATTCTTTCTAAGTTTACTATCTCGCCATTTGTCAATCTATACATCACGCCAAACCACGACCACTTCTCGGCAAAGCTTTCTGTTGCTATTGCGTCTTCATTTCCATCAGCACTTCCGTCAAACACGATTGCAAAGTCTTTGATAATTCCGTCACGAAAGCGTAAAAAAAAACCAATGCACTTTGCACTTGTTCTGCTGACATCTTTTTCATTTCTTCTGCCCTGAGCCGTATATCACCATCATAAGCGTCAATAATATAAATGTCATTTTTCTTTTCTTTTATCGGTCTATACAATATAGCCATCAACTCAGGCAAATGTTTCTCAACCCCATTCTTAATAAAAGTTTCTATGTCTGCATACTCTCCTAATGTAATACTGTCTAGATCAGGATGAAAGCCGTACTCAATTCCTTCTATTTCAATTATCTTTTTTAAAGAACTATTTTGCTTATGCTGTAACTCAGCTAGCTTACTCATTATTAAAGCTACATTTTTTAAGTCTAATTCCTTTATCAACTTCTTAGGAATGTCAGACAACATAGCTATTGTTTCTTCTGCTTCTTTTGTCTTGCTACCTTCTTGAAATTCAATAAGTTTAAGCCACTTCTCTAATGTTACATCTTCCCAACTGCTTATTAACTTGAAATTCTTTTCTTTTCCGTCCTTCTTGATTTTTACTTTCATCTAATATATAATAGAAATTAATTGATTTTAGTTTACTGTACGTAATACTTCCCTGCGTTCGGATTGTCTAGGTGATAAATAACATTGTATCTTATTCCATCTATTGCGTGATTGTAGTTATCCACATAGAGCTTTGAGCCTTTATCTGCAAATACATAATTGTTTAGCTCTTTAGCTATGTTAGTACTCTCAGGGGTTATGATAAGTTCATAGTCTTGCATACGAGTTACTCCACTTTCAATAGTTCCTTTTTTTACAGGCTTTATGTTTACCCCTAAGTGTCTAAGGTCAGCTATTAGTCTTGGTTCTGCACTATCAGCTATAATAAGCTTGTCGCTTACTTTATCTAATATGATTTGTGCCAACTCATTTGACTTCAATCCGTTTCTGTAGATATGCTCTTTTAAATATATCTTATGTTTCTTTTTATCTATAGCCACTTCCGTAAGACTATCAGGATCTACCGAGAACCCAAAGTCCATTCCACAAGAAGTCTGAAGTCCATCAGGATTAAATTCTCCTATTGACCAATTCTCAAAGACAACTCCTTCTGCTTTGTCTAACCACCCCCCTAAGATTTTGTGCTGATACTTTTTAAAGTTTCTATGCTTTATGCTCTTAATACGATCTAGGAAGCTCTGTGAGAGGTTTTCTTTATTATCTAGGTAGTTAGTATGAATATAGCATACATTGTCTTTAAAGCCATTAAAACCACCCTGTACTCCTTTGTCCTCAAAAAATCGTTTGTATATCCAATGTTCTTTAGTAACAGGGTTTAATATTAATACTACTCTGTTATGGATGTTCTTTTCTCTTATACTTAAATCAATAGTATCAAAGATATTCTCATCAACAAGTTCTTCTGCCTCGTCTAATACCCATGTGCTTATTCCCTGTAAAGATTTTAAACTAGCTGTTTGATTTCCTGCTGAGGTTCTAATACCTCTAAACAATATATCTGATTGATTGCTTGTATTAACTACTTCTGCTTTATTAATACTAAAGACTTCATCAAACCCTAGCAGCCCTATCTTTTCTAAGAACTCAGGAATGATTGACAAATGAGCTGATGTCATTGTGAAACGAGTAAAGAGTATTCTAATCCCTTTAGTCATTGTAAGCAAAGTAAGAAAGACTGTAACGGCAAAAGACTTTCCTGAACCTCTACCGCCTGTAATTATAAAGTAACGAGCATCAGAAGAAAATAAAGGATTGTATTTCTTATTCAGTATCAGTTTCAACAAATGTTATTACAGGCATATTAATTGCTTTATCACCTGATGTTATGTCTACTCTGTTTGTTTCATTCCATCCTAATCTAGTCTTAGCTGCGTGAATTACAACAGAAGGTACTTTATCCTTTACGCATTCATAATACTTAGACTTAATAAAGTCTTGTTGGATGTTCTCTATTTCCTCAACCTGAGCTTTGAATTCTTCATCTTCTTTTAGCCACTTGTAGAAGTTTGTTCTGCTTAAGTCTGTAGCTTTTAATGCAGTAGTTATTACTCCTAGTGAACTTTCTAAAGCTTTTAGTAATCTCTCTTTGTTAATCTTTGTTCTATTTTGTTCCATTTATAAAGCTAATTTTATTGCAAATTCGTTATTTTCTCTTTTTGCTGAAGCCACCATTGAAGGATATTGTTTAATCAATTTCTTAATACATTCTCTTTCTATATTTATTGTTCTATAATCTTTACACCCACCATCAGTTGACCAATGCTCATTCTCCCAAAACAAATACCTTACTCCTAAAATACCTCCTCTTTCTTTTATATGCCTTAGACATAATTCGTAGTCCTCTTTTACTATATAACCTTCATCAAAGTAATAAGTATCATCATTTATAATTCCTATAATAGAACCCAATGCGTAAGTTTTAAATAAAAAAGGTTTATAAGGATAAGTACTCTTACTGCTACTTTCTGTTTTTACTCCCCAAATCTTGTAATCTAATTGTAAGCACATATCAAAGAATTTATTAAATTCATTAAGCCAAAAATCTTCTTCTAAGACTTTAATCATTTTTACATTCCTTTCATTAAATTTTATATATCCTGCTGTTTTAACATCATCATCTAACATTACTACATATTTATGATTGCAGTTTTTCAATATCCAATTTCTTGCTTTAGTTATACCGACAACTTCTTTTGGCATACCCACTACATTATCATAGAATTGTTTATACTGATGTACTTCGCTTTCTGACACATAAAATGTGCAATCTTTTACAATCTTTTGTGTAGTACATTTACCTGCTCTGTTTTTACTTGGAATTGCTATGTGCATATCTTTTTCTGAAATCTTTATATGTTAAAACTCTTTCCGTGCTTATTGTATCAAATGCTGAGCCTTTTTTATATCCTCCTTTTCTTACTATCCCTAGTTTTAAATCTATTTTTAATTGTTCCCATTCTTCACTATTAGGTTCGCATAATATCATAATATACTCTTTAGGAGGTTCTATCTGAAGAGCTTGTGGTAATTCAATTTCTTCTCCTTCTTCTGCTTCATCTATTTTGTCATCAGGGTTTTGCCAAACATCTAAACCCCAATCTTCTAGCTTAGAGCTATCCCATTCATTAGCTAACATATCCCATTCCCATTCTCCAAAGCCTACATTGTCTTTTACTATAAACTCTTTCTTTTGTTCTTCAGTAAGTCCTTCTGCTACTTCTATCCATACTTCTTTTAGCCCTGCGTCTTTACTAGCCTTTAATCTCATATTGCCACCAAGCACCATCATATCTTCATCAACTACAATTGGTCTTAGCTTTAACATTTCAGGAAATTCCTGTATTGACTTTACTAACTTTTTAAACTTATCGTTCTTAATAATTCTAGGGTTATCAGGGTTTCCCTTTACTTTACTTATCTTAACTTGTTGTTTCATAGTATATAATAGAATTTTTGTTAATTTATTTAGTAGTCTTCATTTACACCTCTTGTTCCTATTAGAGTTTCTTTTGCTCCTGCCCAAAGATTATCTCTTTGTTTACTTAAACTAGGTTCTGTTCTTTTTAGATTAGGCATACCGTCTGTTGGTTTGCTATCCATCCATTTACCGCAACTGCATTGAGCTTCTTTGCATACCCACTTTTTATCTCTTAGGACTATTGTAGCTTTACCAACTTCTTTTTCTTCTTTACCACATTCGCAACTATAAAGTGTCATTTTGTCTCTTTTATTTGTTCTGCATAATCATAAGCTGATTTCCATTGTCTTTTTAATTCTTCTTTGTCATTATGTAATCT